TATTTTACTAGATGTTGAGGAAGGAGTAATTACACCAGATAAAGATGAGTTAGCATAAGTTGTAGAAGTTGTATTAAAAGCTGTAGTAGAAGTTCCTTGAACAACCTGTAGCACCTTACCACCTACTCCACTTGCTAGTTTAGCAGAAGTAATTGCACCATCAGTTATTTGTGAAGTTCCTACTGAACCAGCAGGTGGATTAACTGTTTGCACAGCTTTACCTAAAAACACACAGTACATATCATCTGATGCAGATGTAGCACTTGTTAAAGTTAAACTTGTACCACTTGCAGAGTATGCAGTAGTAGGCTCTTGTCTTACAAAGTTAATAAATAATGCTAACTCATTTGCGTTAGCAACTGGATTATCTAATGTGTAAGATGTAGTCGCACTTGTAGTGAAGTCTTGCTTAGCAAAACTTGTGTAAGATAATGCTGGTTGGTTTCCTATGAAAGGCATTTATTCTCCTATGAACTTATTGCGTCTACTGTTGATACCCAAACGTCTAAAGATGAAGCTGTGTCTGATATTACTTTTAAAGCATCATTATTTTCAACTACAAATTTTGCTCCACCATCTAAAACTTGTAATGATGAACCTGCAGGTATTGGTGCGTCTTTCACCAAGTAAATATCGTTTGTACCATCATTAATATAAACTGATGCTACTACAGCAGATGCTGTAACATTAGCAACAGATATACCAACTACAGTATCATAACTGTCAGCAGTAAATAAAGTTGCAGCAGATGTTCCTACGTCATTGCTTGTGTATCTTCTAAAGTTTTGTGCCATATTTTATCCTTATATTATAATGCTATCGCCATTGCAATAGCAAATCCATTTGATGCAAATCCTACTGTACTTACAGCTACGTTTTCCCACGCACTACCACTATAAATACGCATAAGATTTGATACAGTATTGTAGTATAACATTCCAGCAGCTAAAGCATCACCATCATTATCAGTTGTTGGATCAGATGATTTAGAACCTAAATAAACATCATCAAAAGCATCAGCAGAAGCCGCAGCTTCAGCCGCACTTGTTGCTGCTGCACTAGCTGAATTAGATGCGTTAGTCTCTGATGTTCCAGCATTTGTTTCAGATGTTGCTGCGTTTGTTTCAGATGTTGCAGCGTTACTAGCACTTGTTGATGCGTTACTTTCTGATGTTGCAGCATTACTTGCTGATGTACTAGCATTAGATGCTTGAGTAGTTGCAGTTGAAGCAGATGTTGAAGCATTACTTTCTGAAGTTGCAGCATTAGTTTCACTTGTTGCAGCATTAGTCTCACTAGTTGCGGCAGCACTTTCAGATGCAGCAGCATTAGTTTCACTTGTTGCAGCATTGGTCTCTGCAGTTTCGGCATTTGTTTCTGCTGTCTCTGCATTTGTTTCAGCAGTTTCTGCAGCAGTTTGAGCTGTTTGAGCATCTGTTGCTGAACTTGCAGCAGCGGCTTCACTAGCAGCAGCATTGGTAGCACTTGTTGCAGCACTTACAGCATCTACTAATAATGCAAAATGATCTGTGTCTGTTAAAGTATCTCCAATAACACTAGCTGCTATACAAATATAAACATTATTTAATTGACCAGCAGTTGTTGATTTAATTATATCTCTTTGTACATAAGCAGCTGTAGTAGTTGTTGCATCACTACCTTTAAAAGTTCCAAGTTCTTGTGTTACTGAAATTTCTCCAGAAGAATCAAATGCTAAAATTTTATTGGCTCTGTCTGTTGCACCTACAGTAAATTCTGTAGAATTCATTGTGTTTGTTCTTGATAATTTTATTGATCTATCTGATTCCTCTGCAACTTGTTGAGCAACCATAGTACCACGATCCAGACCCTCTTCATGTGTCTCCGCAGGGAATGGATCATTAGCAATATAATCTATTGCTTGAGTTTGCGGGACATTCCGTCTGATTACAACTGTTTCACCACTTGCAGGAATATTACCTGCAGTAAATGTTATACTTCCACCAGACGCATCTCCTGCACCGGCTACTGTATAATGTGTTGATAATGTTTTAGTTGTTTCAGCTCCTGTGGAGTTTGTTCTAATAATAACTAAAAGATCGGTGTCTTGTAATATTCTAAATTGATAGGCAAAGTTAGTTGCACTTCCATTACCATTGTGAAAATTCTTAATAATTGTAGTTGATACTGTCATGTCTTAAAAACCTTTATTAGTTCTTGAGGGTTTTGTAAATAAATATTCTTGGTTATAATCCTTTTTCATTCTTTTTTCTACTCTTTTTAATACACCCGGATTCATTGTTTCCATAATTTGAAACCCTATCATATAGTCAAATATTGTCTTAATATAAAATAAATTTAAAAAAGGTATGTTACTACTTACAGTTCTATAAGCTGCTTTACCAGCTTTACCACCTTCTCCACTTAAAGCATATTTTAAAGCTAAACCAAGATCAATAACAGTTGTAGGTGCAGGTCCTATAAGTCCAGCAACAACTGATCCAGCGTCTCTTTGTTCTTTAAATAAAACATCTCCATAAATACCTAATCCACCACCTTGCAAAAATGCAGCCATTATAGTTTTTATGTTATTTGGATCACGAGGTTTTTTGCCTTTTAATAAATCTTTTGCTGTCATTGACATATAACCCATAAAAGCAGAAGCTACTACAATAGAAGCTAAACCTTTTATACCTCTTCCTATATCTTGATTTGGTCCTTTTCTTAAAAAAGCTATTTCTCTTCCTAAAACTTTATTTCCTATAGCCATTGGAAATGCTTTAAATTGACCAACAAATCTAATAGCTTCTCCCATACCAGTTCCAGCTAATGTACCTTGTGTCATAGTTCCTTTAGTTCTAGCATCTGGTTCAATTACTGCATAAATTGATCTGTCTAATAACATTCCAGATACAGAATATTTAAATTTATCTTTTTCCATTTGTAATTCTGTTTTACTTAAATCATTCATGCCTGTAATTTTTTTTATATCAGCATCAGACATATTACTTAATTCTGATATGTTAATAAATTCTGTTCCATCATCTGCTTTTGACATTGCAGTTTTTCTAATAACATCCCATTTAGTAGCATCAATATTATACAATCCAAAAAAACTTTGTAGTGGTTTATTTAATTGGTCAAAACTTAAACTTTTTTGATTAGCATAATAATTTGCCATACCTAACATTGAATTTTCTTTTAAAGTATTAGTCCACCAAGAAAGTAAATTATATTTAAAGAATGTTCTTTGTATTTGTGTCCAGCCTTTGTTTAAATTATCTCCAACTTGAAACCTACCAGAAATATCATAAGTTGTACCATCACCTAAAAAACCTAATCCTTTTGCTATATCTCTTTTTTGTTTAGTATTTTTTATTTTTCCAATTCCACCCATAGCTTCACCCATTCCACCTAAAAATGATCTACCTTGATATTTCATTTCTGAAGCGTAGATGCCTATATCAGCAGCAGCAGAAATTACTGCACCACCTAGTTTTGCAACATTACCTACAGCTCTTGCTATTGCAGACCATTTTGCTACTGCAAATCCATTTGTTCCACCATCAAAAGTATAAACAGTTCCATCTACAACATTCATAAATTTTTCAAATTGTCTATAGCTTGATAAACTTTCTGTACTTCTTTTATTTGCTAACATTCTATTTGAAATAGCAACTCTAATTTTTTCAAAATTTTCTTTAGGTTTTGTTCCCAATGTATCTAACATACCTATATTTCTTCCTGCTGTCATTAGACCACTATAATAAGTTTCTTTTAATGATCCTGTGCCAAATTTTTCATTATAGGCATACCAATCTTTTGCAGATTTAAAATGTAATACTCTTTTATTTGAAATTCCTTTTGTAACACTATTACTTCCAAATACTCCACTAGCTCCATCAGCTACTTGTATTTTATTTCCAACTAAAGAATTATATGAGTTCATTAAAAAAGAATCAATATTATCTGTGTTACCAAATGTTCTATCTCCATCTAAATATTGCATAATAAAATCTTTCCAAGCAGTAAAATTTTTATTATAATTTATATCTGTACCTTTTAAACTTGGATCAGCAATTATATCATCTACATTTTTACCCAATCTATTTGCTGCGGCTCTTACATTAAATTGATCGTGAGATTGTCTTACAACATATCCCCACATTTTAGGAATGTTAGCACCTCTTGCATTTAATGCTTGTCTAGTTAATTCAGAATGTTTTTCCATTATTTCTGCTAATTTTTTTATATCTGGATTTTTAGTTGTTACTTCCATTCCTTCAGAAATTTGTTGTTGTGTTATTGCAAGTTCTTCTTGAAGTCTTGCATCCGCTTTATCAAACATTCCATCTAAACCATTAGCAGTAACTTCAGCATCAAATGAAGCTACTAATTGACCTTGTGCAGCATTTTGAGCAACACCAACAGATGATCTTGCACCTAATGTTAATCTGTTTGATCCAACCAACAAAGCTATTAAACCCTCTTGTTCATCACCATCAAAAGTTTCTATAAGTTCTTGTACTTTTTTTCTTACTAATATTTCATCATTGACAGCATTAATTTTATTAATTTTTTTTTGAGCTTTTATTTGTTCAGTAACTTCTTTACTAATTTTATCTATATCTACTTGATCTAAATTAGTTTTTTTAGCTTCAAGTACAGCAATATTAATTTTGTCAATTAAATCTTGTTGATCTACAGATTTAATAGAAGATTTTTTTATTAAATTTAATATTCTTGTTGAGCAACTACTTTTAGCCATTAGTTATTTCCATTTGTACAATTAATATAATCAGCTATACCAGCTTCTATGTCATCAGATTTAGAATTAACTTCTTCTAATGCTTCGTCTGCTTCTTTTAATGTAGCATCTTTTTGACCTGTACTTTTATTTGTAAATTCCAAAGGTAGTCCAGCATCATTTTGTTTTGTTCTTAATTTAACTAACCTTTCTTCAGCAGTTTTTAATTGAACATCCTCATTAGTAATAATTTTTTGTGGAGATTCAGAAGGCATTTCTTTAGAAATTTTTTTACGATTAACTACTGGATCAGTAATTACAGGTTCTGTTTTAGTAGTTTTTATTAATTTTTTTCTTTTAGCTAATAAATCATTGTATTTTTTAATTGCTTTTTGTAAATGTATTTTATTTACTTTACCACCATCTTTAATTATTTCTTGTGTTTGTTTTTTAATTATTTCAAGATTTTTTTTTGCTCCTATTAATTGTAAGTCAAGTTCTTTAGTTGATGTACCATTAAGTGTAGGATCAGCGTTTATGATTGGACCTAAGTTTACAGGTTCATCTAACATCATATCCCCTATACCTTTTTGTAATAATAATTTTCTAGTTTCTGAATCCATTTGATCTAATCTCATCATTTCATTTACTACTTCATCTGGATAATATTCTTTGTATAAATCTACTTCTGGTTTTCCATCATCACCTTTACTTAAATTTTCTCTGTTTATTCTAATTCTTGCTTGAAAGTTTGCATTGGTATTCATGTCTTTTAATTTACCAGCACCTACATGAAGTCCACCACCAATAACTGTACCAAATGCAACATTTAAAAAAGAATCATATATATCGTAATCAGCTTGTATTCTTTGTGCTACTCCATAAACAAGAGGTTCTATAAGTAAAGCACCACCTGCTCCTTCTATAGCACCTCTTTTTAATCTTGTTCTTCTAAATGCTTTTGCAGATTTTTCACCCATTCCTTTTGCTTTAGCAATAGACCTAGCAAATCTAGCCTGTCCATAAATAGGAATAAAAGAAGCTCCAATGTTTATAGGATCAAGAAAACTTGTACCAATACCTACTGCAAGTTTTGCAGCACCAACATAAAATCCACCAGATAAAGGATTCCAAGAACCTTTTGGACCTCTTTCCATGATACTTTGTCTTTCTCTTTCTTTCTTTTTTCTATCAACCATAATATCAACAACTGATTGATATTCGTTTCTTTCAAAATATAATCCTAAATCTCTATATTCTTCATTTAATAAATTTTTATCTCTAGGAATTAAACCTGCTTCTCTTGATTTTTTTGCTGCTGGTACAATACCATCTATATTAAATGTGTCAGAACCAAATATATTGAATAAAGACATTACAGGATTAAAATTCCAGTTATCTTCAGCTACTGCTCCTAATGATTCAAACAAACTTGTTTTGTAATTAT